TATTGAAGTGTTATATAGTGGTGCTAAGATATTAGGACATGATGATTTATTAAGATGGGAGCTTGCTAAGAATATGACAAGACCTACGTCTAATTTAGTTAAAGTAAATATGAACTACAACATTTGTGCACCACGTATGTACAAAGGTAGAATAGAAAGTCTTGTAAGTAGAATAACTGGGTTTGCTGACATGATACAGCTTACACATTTAAAGTTACAACAAGTAATGTCAAGAGTTGTACCTGATGGTGTATTTCTTGATGCTGATGGTTTAGCTGAGGTAGATTTAGGTAATGGCACAAGCTATAATCCGCAAGAAGCTTTAAATATGTATTTCCAAACTGGTAGTATTATTGGTAGGTCAATGACTCAAGATGGAGGTATGAATCCTGGTAAAGTACCTATACAAGAATTATCTACTAATAGTGGTCAAGCTAAAATACAATCATTAATAAGTACTTATCAATATTACTTACAAATGATAAGAGATGTGACCGGACTTAACGAAGCTAGAGACGGTAGTGCTCCAGCTAAAGACGCTTTAGTAGGTTTACAAAAATTAGCTATAGCAAATTCAAATACAGCTACTAGACATTTAGTACAAGCTAGTATGTACCTTACCGCTAAAACATGTGAGAATATAGCTTTAAGAGTTAATGATACATTAGAGTTTGATTTAACAAAAGAGTCTTTAAGATCTGCTATAAGTAGCTATAATGTAGGATTTATACAATTTAAATATATTTGATTTTGGTATTTACTTAGAGTTAAAACCTGATGAAGAAGAAAAATCACAGTTAGAACAAAACATACAAGTGGCTTTACAGTCTGGTCAAATATACTTAGAAGATGCTATCGATATTAGAAATGTTAATAACATTAAATTAGCTAATCAACTTTTAAAGTTTAGAAGAAAGAAAAAACAAGAGCAAGACCAACAAGCACAACAAGCTAATATACAAGCTCAAGCTCAAGCTAATGCTCAAGCTACTGAAGCTGCAGCA